CTGCTTCTGTTCCCAACCTTGATCCAGCCTTTGCTTCCATTGGTAAAATCATGGTCTCCTCCGATTCTTCTTCTATTTCAGACCTTCACCCTTCCATCATTGCGAGGGATCCCTTCCTTCGCGATGTCACCCACGCTCCAGCCCACCTAGGACGCCGTGGCGATGGATCAGCCATGCGTGAGAATGTGGCTGCTTTGAACCGCCTCCGTCCTCCAGGAGGCGTTTTTACAGCCTTTTCCCCGCAAGTTCAGAATCTCCTTCGTGACTCTCTTGTTTCCTCCCATCGTGAGCGGTCGATTCGACATCCCCCCCACGTGGTCTCCCGACATGAAGCCATAAATGGAAATTCTTTCCTTCAGCCTTTATCTCTCTCAAAGACGCCAGGTCATCCCTTGAAGGAGTCCCTCAAAGCTGGTGAGAAAGGACGTCGACCGTTCTTCATTCTCCAGCCAGATGGATCCCATCTTCCTGACCCGCGCCTAGAGGAGTGTCTGACTGATGTCTACTCCATCTCCCAGGGTGTTTCCTCTTCTCTTGTTTTCTCCTTGTTCCTCAAGTCTGAACTCCGTTCTCCTGAGAAAGTAACCAAACCCCGCTCTATTACCGCAGCTTCCTTGCAAATGACGATTGTTATGCGCGAGCAGTTCGGTGCTTGGGCAGCAACTGACCACTTTTCTCATGGTTATCTGTCTGCCGTTGGCATGAATGTCTACTCCCCCGACTGGGATAAGATGATCAGCCAGCTCATGCAGATGAACCACCAAGGTTTTGGCGGAGACATGAAGTTTTTTGATTCGAACCTCTCAGAACACATGCTCGTTGTTCTCACCGAAGCCATTGATGCCTATTACGGCTCAGTTGGCTGTCCACGGTTACGAGCCTACCTTTTACGCGCTTGCAAAGACGCGGTCATAAAGGTGGGTCCATATTTCGTCACCAAAGACTTCGGTGGGACGACAGGCAATCCCCTGACGACTCACATCAACAACTTCATCCTAGAGTATTTGCTACTTGGAGCTTACCTCACCCTCGCAATGGAGAAGGATCCGCAGCTTGCGGAACCATCCTTCTTCTACCGGTACGTCAAAGCATTTGGGCTAGGCGATGATCATATTGTCGCCCCGTCTCCCATGATCTCCTCATGGTACAATTTCAATTCGTTGAAACAATGCTATGCCTCCTTCTCAATGGTCTACACAGATCTTGAGAAAACCGGTGTCTCTCCAGACTTGCGTCCGATTGAGGAAATCCCCTTCCTTGCAAATCGAACTCGCGTGGACACAACTCGCGAGTTAGACGTACTCTACCTCCCCATCCCTTGGGCACAGGACTTCCGTTCCCTGAAGTGGGTCTCTGACTCCCTTTCCCCCGAGGAAGCATTACAGGCTAATGCGACTGGAATCATGTTCCGGTCAGTTGGCCTTGGAAGGACGCAGTTTTATGAGTTACATCATATGCTTCAGGTGGTGTTCGCTCGCAACGGACTAAAGGTCGACCTTCCGACCTGGTCCAGAGTTGCCAATGCTTTCATCACGTACAAGTACGATGTATATGGCTCAGACCCTTCTCCTTTCCTAATGCTCCTTGGGCGACCTATCTCAGGCCGTTCCCAGTACCTTCTCTGTGACTTGGACGTGAACTATCCCGACGATACAACGCGTCTCAAGACCTTTGATGGCTGGGAGGTTATTCCCCACATGGAGACGGGAGGCCAGACCCTTTCAGAGGAGAAAGTCATTTCCTCCTCCGAACCGGGCCAGCCTATCGCTCCATCCCAACCTCCCCCCCGCTATCGTGGTTTTGCGAACGCGTTCGCAGAGGATTTGATGCGTCGTAAGGTGCCTTTTTACTACGTGTCTACCCCTGCTGTCCAAGCTTTCAACCTTGCCAACCTCTTCAACCCAGGTGTGCAGCCTAACGCCACTCCTGCGGGATTCATGCTCTACTATGCGAGTATGTTCCGCTTTGCCATGGGTCCCATGCAATTCCTATTCGTAGGAGATGGTGCAGATGTCGACGCTGGTGTGTTTGCCGCTTACTCGGCAGCCTCAGCTCCATCCGCGGCCATCGCGGAGTTTACCCCTTCAGTTGCAGATGTTGCTGATGTCGTGGCGGGAACCCTTCCTTCCGCCATAGGGCATCTTTTCCAAGCAACTCTTGCAGTGCAAGTTCCCCAGGATCAGCTCTGTCCGTACAACTGGTTCATCATCCCTTCTTCGAACGCAGACACCTCCAA